CGACTCACTGGACGCGGCATCGCTGCGGGATCGCTTCTACCGGCTCAACCTGTTCTGCGGCACGGGACTCAACGCCGCACTGGTGCCGCTCTATCGGGGGCCGTCGCTGGGCGGGACGCAGTACGGCAACACCACCGACACCAACAACGCGTTCGTCGGCGTCGGCACCGACTACGCGGAGACGGGGGCCAGTGGCGGGCTGACGGGGAATGGATCAACGAAGTATCTGAACACTGGCTTCAACGTCGATCAACTTCCCGGTGCTGCCAACTGCCACCTTTCGTCGTTCATCACCGGCACACAAGACATAACCTCAGTCAGAACTCTCGTAGGTACGATTTTCAACGGAGTTACGGACAGGTATCGCCTGTTCTTGCGGACTGATAGTTCGACTCCTCCGAACTACACGCTTCAGATTGATCTCGGCAAGTCTGAGGGCGTCACCCAGATCAACCGAACGAACACAAGCGGAGGACTGCTGGTTGGCTCGCGCACAAGCACCACCAACCTTTCTCTGTACGCAAATGGAGCCTCAGCAGGCTCGCCAAACACAAATGCTGTAGCCGAAACGACCGGTGCGTCGCCGTTCTTTGTTTTCGCCCGTAACGGGCCGGCCGAATACTACAACGGTCGAATGGCCGCATACAGCATCGGTGCTGGCATGACAGCCGCTCAGGTGACTGCCTACCACACCGCCATACAAGCATTCCAATCCGCAATGGGGCGAGCATGACCCTCGCAGAGTTCCTTTCCACGCCGCTGCCCGACACCGCCACGCTTCAGACGTTGGCGATTGTGTTCGACACCCCCCTCGCCCAGAAGATGCTGAACTACCATTCTTGGTACGGCGACCCTCGCTGCACCGTCTACCCTGCCGCCCTAGCAGATGGTCGGTGGTGTCACGTTGCCGACATCCTGCCGCAGTGCCTCGCGGAAGGCGGAATCTACGCGGCGGGCTTCGCACGGCTGGATGCAAGCAACTTCGCCAGCGTGGAGGTTGTGCCGCTGGCTGACCTTGAGTTTGCCACCGAAGCAGTGCCGCAACTGGTGCCAGAGGAGTCCCCTAGCCCTGTGAACTAGGGGACTGCAAAACTGCGCGTCTCTGTATCGCCGCGACCAAATCACCGGCCGGAAAAACATGGCATCGAAACTACTTGAAATCTGCGAAGCGCTCGCAACTTCTCTCGCTGGCGTTGCATGGGCGATCGAATCGGTTTCGGTGGATCGCCGCAACTTCGTAACGATAGACCCCGATGATATGGCCGCGCCTGTTATGTTCGTTACCCCTGGGAGCGCGGAGGTTCAACGCATTGGCCGCAACTCTCACCAATACGATTACTCGGTGAGCGTGTTCGTGGGCCGGCATACGCCAACCGAATGGGATGCCGATGGAATGCTAGAACTTGCGGAAGATGCGCTTTCAGCGATCCGCGCCCACAAGTGGCCTTCGCCGTGGGCCGGCGGGGTAACGTCGCCGGTTTCGCTGGGAATCGAAATCAACCCGGATGATGCGCTAAACGAGAGAAACGTATGGCGCGCGGTCATTAGCGCGACTTACCGCGTCAACGTGGTCGATGCCTAGACGGCCGGGGGTGCTGAATGGGGAAACGGCCGGTATCCGCCGAAACCGTCGCGCGGTTCCGATTCCAGTTCAACGTGCGAAAAGGTTTCTTTGACGTTCCAAAGGTTCGCAAAACTTTGGGCGAGGCCCGCTTTCGCGCGTTGGATAAAGCCGGCTTCCAAGTTCATTCGGCCGCGAAGCGCGGCATCGGCCAGCGGGCGCCAAAGAAAACGAAAAAGTGGGTTAAGACTAGCCGCGAGGGGCGGCCGGTGGAGTTTGTCGGCGGGCTTTACCGCGATATCACGCCATACGGCAGCGGCAAGCCGCGGGCGCCGGGGCAGCCCGTCAAATCGTGGCAGCCGAAACGGTTTCTCTACCGCGACATTCGCCACTACTACGATTTTTCCCGCGGCTCCGTAATCATCGGCCCCGAAAAAGCCGCGTGGTTAAACCAGTTGCATGAGTTCGGCGGGGTGTTGAGGCTGACCGCGTACCGAATCAACGTAGGGGCCGCCCGCATCGCGTACCAGCGGCGGGCGAAGGGCCGCGGCATAGCCCGCGGGGCTAACGGCCGGCAGGCTCTAGGGGCGCTCTTGTGGACGCACAAGGGCTTCCGCGGCTCCCGCAACTGGGAACGAACGTCGATGACGAAATCGGCCCGCTACCCCGCCCGCCCGTTTATGGGTTCGGCTTCGGTGGCGACCGCGCTCCGCAAGATTCCCGAAGCATTCCGCGACACGATCCGCGGCCCCGGCTAGCCATAGACGGGTATGGGTTTCGCGCCGGCTGATACGGTAAACGTAGGCACTGGAGAACCTACATAATGCCAACTTTTAACGTTACGCTGGGTAAGGACGCAACCCTTACCGGCATTAACAACGCGCGATCCGCAACCGTTTCAAGTTCTGCCAGCGAGGTAGACGTAACGAAGTTCGGGGACACTTCGCGCAAGTTCCGCAAGGCGCTTATCGAGCAGACGATCGAAGTGGAATGCGTCGATACCCCCGGCGCGACCATTGGCGCAACTTTTACCGTCACTGGAACGCAAACAGGAAACGCGACCTACGTTGTGACCGGCATCACGCGGAGCGATCCGCTTGACGGCATTTCGACGTTTACCGTATCCGGCTCCCGCAGCGCTTAACTAAAACCACAAGGCAACCAAATGGCTATCACACTTGGCAAGGATCAGAGCGACGCGCCACCGTTTGGCGGGTCTGGCATTATTAGCGCTTCGTTTACGCAAGAATGCGATACGATCGACATTTCGAATCGTGGCAATATTGGTGGCGGTTCCGGCAGCCCCGGCCGCAAGGCTTTCAAGGCCGGTTTCAATAAAAAGACTTGGGAAATCGAAACGCACGACGTTAGCGGGCTTATCACTTCGCTGGAGGCTGCCGGCACGGCTGGCAGTTTCAGCGTTATGAGCGTTACGGAAAACGTTTCGATCGACAACGCGATTACCTACACCGTAACCGCGATGGAGTTTTGATCGGTGGCAATCACGCTGGGGAAAGATTGTTCCATTAGCGTTGGCGGCACTGTCACCGGCGCGAGGAACGTATCTTTCACCAGCACCGCAAAAACGATTGATATAGACCCATACGGGTCAAGAGATTTTCCGGTCTACTCCGTAGGCTATGACACTACCGTAGCGGTTGAGTTTAACGACAACGCTTCCGCTAGCAGCATTTGGGCGAACCTACAAAACGGCGCGCTAATCAGCGTTAGCGGCGGGTCTGGCGGTTGGTCATTCAATGCGGTGGTAACTGGCATTTCCGAAACCGATCCACTCGACGGGGTGGCAACCTTCACGGTTGAAGCAAAACTGACGCGGCAGGGGCTGCGGTAGATATCCCCCGGAGGTTTTTGCGTGATTGAGTTCCGCGACGATGAGGGCCGCCCGTGGCGGCTGGCGTTGACTGTGGCCGCCGCCATGCGCGTTCGCGATATGGTGCGCGTCGAGGTTGCGACGGCAGACGGCGACGATGACGGCAAGCCGGCAACGGTTCGCAAGTCTGTGCCGTTTGACATCGCAGACGTTACGGCGATCGGGCAGACGTTTCAGATTCTCCGCAGTCAGTTCGTGACGGTCGGTGAGGTTCTTTACGCAATCCTTTCCGCGCAGGTCGAAGAAAAGGGATTGACGAAAGAGCAGTTTTTGGAAGGGCTTCGTGGCGACTCGCTTGATACGGCACGCGCCGGGCTGGAATCGGAGTTGGCGGATTTTTTCCCGCAGCGCCTCCGCAGAATGGTTCGGCTAATCAGCGCCAAGATGGAAAGCGTCAGCGCGGAAATGCTGGATCGCGCGGAGGCGCAGATGGCGGGAGCCACGGCCGAAAGCCTGACGGGCGCACCGTCTGGGATGCCATTTGGGAAGCCGCCGGAATCATCGGAGTCCACCCCGGCGAATGGACTTTCCGCCAACTCGCCGCAGCCCGCGATGCCCGTCTAGATGCCGATTGGTGGCATACCGCCAATCTGCTATCGATGCTCTACAACGCAAATCGACCTAGCAACAAACCCGCCGCGGAGCCAAGTAAGTTTCACCCGTTCGCCAAAAAGCCCGCACCAAAACAGGCCAGCCCCGAAGATTTAAAACGCTTGTTCGGCCCAGATTGGCAAAAGTTCGTCTAGAGGTTTACCAATGGGCGCCGGTCGCGTTAGGCAGGGGCAAGTCTATGTTGAGATTGGCGCAGACCCGGCGAAGTTTTTCGCCGCGCTCAATCGCGTAAATAAGCGGATCGCCGGCCTAGGCCGCGAACTGTCGAACGTTGGCGCCGGTATCACGGGCGCCGGGCTGGCGCTCGCCGCCCCATTCGTGGCCGGCGTGGCTGCCGCGGCAAGGTTCCAAGATACGATGCTGGCGGTGCAAGCCTCGACGGGGGCAACCGCCGGCCAGTTGGATGCCGTGCGCTCCGCGTCCATGCAAATGAGCGCGGCCCTATCGGTCGGCCCCGCCGAAGCCGCGCAAGGAATGTTGGAACTGCTTAAGGCCGGTATGAGCCTTGACGCGGTTCTAGGCGGCGCCGGGGAGGCAGCGATTCAGTTTGCCAAGGTCGGGCAAATGGACGTTGCCAAGGCGGCCGTCGTTATGTCGGACGCGATGAACGTTTTCGGCGTATCTGCCGCCGTCGCCGCGAACACGATCAGCGCCGCGGCTGACGCTAGCAGCACTTCGATTGAGCAAATGGCGGAATCGTTCGCGATGAGTTCGGCGGTGGCCGCGCTCGCGAACCAATCGATAGGCGACCTATCCACCGCGCTCGCGATCCTCGCCAACAATGGCGTAAAGGGTTCCGATGCGGGAACCAGCATCAAAACCATGTTGATGCGGTTGATGGCGCCGGCTGACGAAGCGGTTGGCGCGCTCAACCAACTGGGCCTATCGGTTAACAGTTTTAGAAACGCCGATGGATCGATGCGCCCAATGGTGGAAATCATTGGCGTGTTGACTCGCGCGATGGAAGGAATGGATCAAGCGGCAAAGGATGACATTTTCCGCCGCGTGTTTGGGCAGGATGCAATCCGCGCCGCCGCGATCCTTACCAGCGTTGGGGTCGATGGATTTAACGCCATGCAGGAAGGCATGGAAGGCGCGTTGACGGTAAGCGAGAAATACAAAACCGTTATGAGCGGATTGAGCGGCGCCGCGGCCGCGCTGTCTGCCGGTATGCAACGGCTCGGCATCGTGTTGGGCGAGAGTGTTGGCGGGGCGCTTCTCTCGCTTATGCCGCCAATCATGGGCGTGGTGAATGGGCTAACGGATTTCGTTCGCCAGAATGCCCAAATGGTCGGCAGCGTAGGCAGGGCTGCGGCTATCGCCGTTGTATTTGGCGGCGCGCTAACCGGCTTGGGGCTAGGGCTTCGCGTGGTATCCGCCGGCATCGGCGGGCTACTCGGGGCGCTATCCGCCGTCGTTTCGCCGTTTGTGATGGTTGCCAGACTCGCCGCCGGTATCGCCGTGGGGGCCGCCACCGGGGCCGTGGGGGCTTTGCGGCTGGCCGCGGCATTGGGAACCCCGATCGTAGCATCGGCCGCCGCGGCCGGCGTGGCGCTGTCTCGCGCGACCCTTGCGGCTATCGCGTTCGGCGCCACCGGGGCCGCCGCCGTGTCGAGGTTCGCGACGATTGCCGCGGCATCCGCCGCCCGTGCGCTCGGCCCGTTTATTGTTTGGTTTTCGAATGCCCGCGGCGCCGGCCGTGGGTTTTTCGACGCAATCGCCCTAGGCATCCGGGCGCAGATTGCATCCTTTGGCCTACTCCGTAGGGCCGTAACCGGCATCGGCGGTTTTGGGGCCGCGCTGGCCGGCGATATCGGGGCGCTGTCGGCCCCCCTTCGCCGCGTCACTGGTGACGCTATCGCAATGGGAACGGCTTTCGCGCGGCAGGCTGCCGCCGGGGTGGCGCAGTTCGCCACGCAAGCAACCGCCCCGCTGCGGGCTTACGTTGCCACGCTGGCCGCTGCGGTGGCCTCGACGGTGGCGGCAGGCGGAAAGATGGTCGCCGCCTACGCGACCGCTGCCGCGGCCGGCGTTTCGGCGTTCGTGTCGAAAGCCGTCCTAGAGTTGAAAATCTACGCGGTTCGCGTGGGCTACGCGCTGGCGTCCACCGTCACCGCTACGGCCGGCATGGCCGCGGCCTACATATCGCAACTTCTCCCGGCGACTAGCGCTTTCGTCGCGTCTGCCGCGGCGAACCTAGGGAAATACATTGCACAGGTGGCCGCCGCCGCGGCGGCTACCGTAGCGAATGCCGTTCGTATTGGCGTGGCGTGGGTTGCCAGCGGGATGCCGGGGCTTGTGGCGTTCCTCGCCGGGGCTGTCAGCGTGTTCGGCGCGTACATCGCTGCGGCGGCTAGCGTGGTTGCGGCATCGGTCGCCAGCGCCGCCGCGGCTGCCGCCGCATGGCTAGCCCCCGCGGCGCCGGTTATCGCGGTGGTTGCCGCCATCGGGCTTGCCGCGGCTGGCGCCGTGGCGTTCGGTGATTCGATCAAGTCTGCGCTATCTGGCGTGGGCGAGTTGGTGGGAACCGTGGCCGGCTATATCGGCTCCGGGTTTAACCAAGCGGTAAGCGATGGCGCCGTCGTTTTTGGCGACCTATACCGCACGGCCACTACAACGTTTGGCGGAATCTACGATGCCCTTTCGGCCGGCGACCTAGCCGGCGCGATGGATATTCTGTGGGGCGGGCTTGTCGCGGGATGGCTTCGCGGGCAAGAGGCAATCATGGGTTATATCGACCCGTGGATAAGCACTCTGCAAAATCTGTTTACCGATCTAGGAACCAATATCGCGATCCTTTGGGATCAGTTGTGGACGGCTCTGGCAACCAACACGATCGGCGCGACGATCCTAGGCATATTCGACAATATCGCGGTCGGCGTGATGGCGGTTTGGGATACGCTGGTAGCGGAAATCCAAAAGGCTTGGGTACGGGTTCAAGGTTTCATTAGCGGCGCGAAGGATACGAAAGAGCGCGTCGCCAAAATCGACAACGAGAAACAGGCCCGCGCGGAGCAGCGCCGGCAAAATATGCCGGGGGTGAATGAGCGCGTTCGCCGCGCGAATGAGGAAGGCGACCAGATGCGCGCCGATGCAAAGGCGCGGCAGGATGCGATGGCGCAGGACGCCGAAAACACGAAAGCCGGCCGCGAAGGCGCTAACCTTGGCCGCGCTGTCGCCCGCCGTGCGCAGACGGTTGAGGCGGAACAGTCGGTAGAGGGCAAGCGCAGAAACGCCGCTGAGAAAAAGGCAGCCCGCGAGCAGGCCGGCGAACTGGAGCAGGAAATCGCGCAGGTTTCCGATATGGACGCGCTTCACGAACTGGCCGCACAGTTCCACGCGCTGGCCGCTAGCGGGCATCTGACGCAAGAGCAGATAGAGAAGATGCGCGAGTCGCTAGGCAAGGCGCAGGAACGAATCGAAGGGCAAGCCAGCGACGAAGCCACGGCATCGCGGGATGCCGCGAAGGCCGGCGCGGATGCCGCCGGGAAAGACGTTCAAACAAGCAAAGCCGAAGCGGTCGGAACGTTTTCCGCGATGGCGGCTGACCGCATGGGCTTCGGTTCAACGCTGCAAGAGCGAATCGCAAAGGCCGCGGAGGAAACCGCTACCAATACTCGGGGGATGCAACCGGCGCTAGTCGGGCAGTAAAAAATGCCGCTAACTTGGGTTGAGGATAAGGCCAGCCGCGCGGCTACGATCGTGCGCCTAGGCAGCCGCGGAACGGCGACCTATACCAAATCGTTTAAGGTTTTCGGAACCGATGACGATTTGCTACTCCATAACGAGATTAAAACTTATATTGCGGATTGGGGTTTCTACTGGCAATACCCCGGCGGTGGCAATGAAAAACTAGCGATCGACAGTTATAGCGTTTCCTACCTTGGGGATAAGGCGTGGCAAGTAACGCTAAACTATCAAAAGGCCGGCGCGGATAACGACGAGAGGCCAGACCCGTTTAAGCGCTCGCGGAGTTTCGACACGACGGGCGGAACGCAGCATATAACGCAAGGGCTTGTTACCGCGGATTTCTCGCAGGGGGAGCAGCGGTATTGGAACGGAACGCCAGCCGCGCCGAATCAGTATGGGGCGATTGGCGTTGACGATGACAGGGTTGCCGGCGTCGATATCGTGGTTCCTTCGCTGCAATGGACTGAAACGTATGACGTTCCGCACGCATACGTTACGGCCGCATACATCAAATCAGTGGCCGCGTTAACCGGCACAACGAACAGCGCCGCCTTTCGCACGTTCGCAAAGGGCGAAGTGTTGTTTATCGGTTGCACTGGTCAGCAGGAATGGGATAGCGACCGCGGCGACGGGCCTTGGTCGCTATCGTATCGGTTCGTAGCGTCCCCGAATGCCGGCAGCGGAGCCACGGCCCCGGCTATCACGGTTGGCGATATCACCGGGATCGAAAAAAAGGGGCATGAATATATGTGGGTTCGGTACGAATCCGCGGTAGACTCATCGGCCGTAATCAAAAAGCCTCGCGCGGTCTACGTTAACAAGGTTTACCGCGAAGGGGACTTTTCCGGCCTAGGGATCGGGATTACCTAATGGCATCCGGCAGAATCGAAAAAGGCCAGCCGATCGCAAAGGCGATTTCGGCAGCCGCGTGGAACCGCGCGCAGGATGCCGCAGACGTTGTGTTAGGCGTAACACCGGAGCGCCTTGCGGAGCCGGCCACGCACGCGGCTGGCGCGTCCAATATCGCATTGATTCGCAATGATTCCGGCCTAGACGTTAAAGCGGCCGGAATCCTTGGCTTCGGCGGGCTGGCCGTCCAGCCGGCCGCCGATTCTGAAATGCCGTCGATCGTAACGCGGCCGATACTCATCGGCACGACGGCAACGGAATCAGCCGGCCTAAACAACTTTGCGATAACGCTAGAGCCGATCAAGTCTGGCAAGATTGGACGCGCGGCGGTCTGCGGCGTGGTCGCGTTCCGGCTTATTCGCCGCGACTCATCGCACCAGTTCGCTGTGGTGAAAAACGGAATGAATGACCGTCTGCAATCTGCGGCCTGCGGAACGCTGCGGATTATCGCTTCTACCGGCGTTGGGCAGGATAGTTGGGTTTGGGTTATGGGGGCATTCTGACGCATGGGCCGCAAATACCTAGAGGAATGTTGCTGTGTCAAGGAATCGCTCTATGGGTACGAAGTAAACCCGGAGCCGATAAACGCGGCGTTTGACTTAAAAGCCAGTTACGTTTCGATCGACCGTCCAAAATACGGTCAGGGCGAGGCTATCTATTACGCCGCGGCATCGCCGCCAACTGGCTACCATCTTGAATCGGTAGCCCGCGTAAAGATTTGGGATCAAGTAGAGGCTACGCTAACGGCCAAACTTGTTCCGCGACCTATGCCGGCGGCGTGGTTTCCGGTAGCCCATTGGAACTACGACGCAAGCATCCACGATGTAGATTATGTTACGGGCGCGCATCCTTTGTATGAACTAGACATAAACTCGTGTTCTGTACCAAGTACGCTCGTTCCTTCCGACGACTACTACGGGATTAATGCCATTGCCGTTGAAGGCTTTAGTGACTTTGCGGAGCCGGCGCAGGGTTCTTTTCCAGCGAACCCCGGCACAAGCCTTTCGCAACTAACTGCCGCGGCCCGCGAGGGGCTTGGCGATATTGTGTTGTATTGCCTGAGCATGGGGATCAACACAAAAAGCCGCTACAACCAAGTGGATGGCGGATGGGTAACCTCGCCGTTCCCAAACAACTGGCCGAACTACAACTATTCGTTCCCGATGCAAACGTTCGGGTATGACAGTTCTTTTTTCTTGACGATGGACGGGCAATCGCGGTGGGTTCCCGGCACTTCAAACGATTCGCCGGGAAATCAATACAACTACTACGCAGAGGACGAGTCTCTAGAGCCCACAAGGCGAAAACGAGCGTGGTTCACCCTTGAAGTTGCAACATACTTGCCCGGTAATCCTCCCGGCGATGTTAGCGAGCAGGCGGTAATAACTTCCTATACCTTTTGCCCGCGGATTCCGGCAGTCCCGCTATACACAGGGCGAACAAGGGAAACTTCCGCATATCCGGTGAAGTATTTCGAGGTAACGCACGAAGCAGATAAAAACGCAAACGCTTCCTACTATTACTTCACAAACAAAACAATCAAGCAGTTCAACGGGAACGAAATAACCGTTTATAGAAACGGCGTGCAGGTTCTTTCCGCGACTTACCCAACAATCGAGCAAAGCCGCGCGGCCACGCAAGAAGAAGGAACATACCTGATTGTTAATGAGGTAACTGGCGCGACCGACGACCCATCCACGCCTTCGTGGTATTCAAGGGATATGCGGTTTCACAAGGCTTTCGATTGTATCGTTATTGACAAGACCCCCCCAGTGGTTTCGTTTGAAGCGATTGACGATTTTTTTGGCACAACCACTGCGAACTACGAAATCGGCTCGGCCATTATTCCTACGGAGCCCATTGGGTCTTACAGTGGCGCCTATGAAGTATTAGATGATGCCGGCATTCTGGTTGGTCAATCGTATGCAGGATCAGGTTTTTCGGGCGGTGGAGCGGGGCCAAGGCAGCGGACTATCACTCTTAACCCAAATGGCTTGTGGGATTACGCGGGAAACTTGCCAGAGCGCGTTATGAGCCATCCGCTAACGATTCACGATTACCCGGTAAGTTTTTATTTTCCTGGCGCAAAGCCAAAACTATCGCGGTTTGAGAAACGCACGCGAACGCAATCGGAGAAAGTGCAGACGGTCACGCTAGAGTTTGACCGCAAGATAAATCCGGCTGGAGTTACCGCTTCGCAGTTTACGTTAGACAAAGACAACCAGCGTGTTTCCGGGTTGTCGGTTGAGCCCGTGGGGGATGGTAGTTTTTCGTGGCGCGTAACGATCCCGCTGGATATCCAGACCCCGCGATCGTTTTTCGTGCTGACCTACAACCCCGGAGGCAACGTCTACACCGACGATATCCTGACCGTGCGAGGCTCATCGCGGGCATCATTTCCGACCACCGGCAAATACAAAACAAAATACGTCTACGCTGACGATGACGGGGTTGATCGTTGGTTCTCGTGGTCGCCTTCCGGCTACGTTTCCATCGCGGAAGGCGAGGCGCCGCTGTTTCCGTATGGCGGGCATTATGACCCGGAACCTACAGTGCTGGCCGCCCGCACTTCGTGGATTATGGCCGACATGAACGGGCATCCGCGGGCCATTAATATGAGTCGGTGGCAACATAACCCATTTATAGGCAGGGTTGCGTCGATCACCGCCACGAAAACAATCGACACAACAAAAACGGCATCCGAAGCGCAAACCATTGAACCGGGAAATCCTGGCTATGTTTTTTTTCTCCCAAGTGGGGAACAGAAATACGGTCGGTATAAGGAAGTTTACTACAAGCAAAACCAAAACCGCAGGGGTTTTATTCCGGCCGTGCCTTCGCCAACGTCACCGCGGGAGGGATGTTCCTACTTCGGGCTGACCACCACAATAGACCCGTCGCCGCCGGCTGCGGTGCATGAATGCGCGGCGCCGAGTGAAAATCAGAAGCATAGTTCAGCGATTATTTCGGATGGCGAAATAACAAGTTTTATCGTTTCGCTAGAAATGCGAAACACAAGCGGTAATCTCATAACAGATTTTTCTAATGACTCGTATTTACATTACGGTGCTGTCGATGGGTTCGACATAGGAGTAGCATTTGATGCTGCCGAAAAAATAATGGCTTTCGGAGGATTCGAATATACTTTTATCTCAACGCTTCAAGGGCGGCCGCTCGCTCAAAATGTCTGGAGTTGCATAGACGGCGTTAGGGGGAATGGCTATCCGTCGAGGGTTATGCGCACCGGGTCGCCTACCCAATGCGCTGAAAATAATCAGAAATACTATCGATTCTTGATGACCGAAAACGGTGGAACGACGTTTTACAGGGGGCAGCGCGGCGGAAAGATGCGAACCGCGCAAGCGGTTTTTACACAAGATTCGATGCAAGCAACGCTATCGCTGTTTCGAGACACTGCTACATATCCAAACCTTTACACTACAGTTCTTAGCAACCTATCCCTTTCACTCTCGTTTCGAATGGCCGTGAAGAGAACTACAACCTATACGGAGTATGGGGTAAGCGGCAGCCCGATCGGGTATATCAAATCGTACTTTTCAGGGCCTCCCAACGTATGCCCTTCCGCATTGGTGACGGCTAGTGATTATCGCGCTACTAATCAGGCTGTGTATGCTGAATCGCAAATGCAACAGATAGGCCAGCCGAAAGAAGTGGTAGGCAGGTTTTTTGATTATGTTGGCGGGACTTTTCAGTTGTCGAAACTTGAAGAAATAGCACTCGGGCAGGGGCAGACGATAACAAAGGAACTATTTCAGCAATATTACAACTTGTATCCCGAAGAACTGAAGAGAATATGGACGGTAAAAATCCGCAAGGGCTAGGCGACGTTGTGGCGGTGGCCTTTGCTAGCATCGGCATCACGGTCGATCGTGCGCAGCGGTTAGCCAATGCCGTGGGCGTGGCCGATTGCGGCTGCGGTCGCCGCCGCGAAGCGCTTAATCGGGCTTTCCCCTTCGGCCCCCGGCCCCCGGAAAATCCGCAGCCCGCGACCATAGACCAATCGGGCGAGGCTGCCGGCCCGCGATAATCACGCGGCGAGGAGTCGCCAGCGTGAAACGTTCCGCGTGGATCGAAATCAACGGGCATCGGTGGAGGGTGAAACGCTGCCGCGTTCCGCCATCGATTCACGGGGATTGCGACTATGAAACGCGAACGATCCGCGTTTCCTCAAAACTCCACGGCGAAGATTTTCTAAACACGCTCATACACGAATACCTACACGCAAGGTTTCCAGACTTGTCGGAAGAATGCGTCAGTGAAAACGGCGACACGCTGGCCGCGCTGATTACGTTCGCAGAGTTTTTCCACGTTGACGATCAACCGGAGGACTAATGCCCGCAGCCTGCCCGCTCACAAAAACCGCCACCGATTTAGTTCGCAAGCATCCGCGCCAGCCGGCGCGTTCGCTGGCGCGAATGCTAGTCAAGCGATCCCGCGGGGCGCTGACCGTCGAGGCCGCGCGATGCCGCATCCGCCGCATTATCGGGCAGTCTGGCAAGGCTGCCCGCAAGAGGGCAGCGCATCCGCGCCCGGCTCGCGCGCCCGGCGAGGGCTTGCCCATGCCCAAAACAAAAGCGAAGCCGCGAACCCCCTACCGGATGCCGGTAGTCGGGCGAATCGGAATCCTTTCGGATATCCACGTTCCCTACCATAGCAACCGGGCGCTAGCCGCGGCCGTTTCATATCTGCAAAGCCGCGGCATCGACGGGCTATTGCTAAATGGGGATTTCGCGGATTTCTATTCGATCAGCCGCTGGGAAAAGAATCCCGCGGAGCGCGACCTAGCCGGCGAGTTGCGACAAGTTCGCGCGGTGCTGGGGTGGCTGCGGCAATCGTTCCCAACGATTCCGATCGTCGCGAAAACCGGAAACCATGAGGAGCGTTGGGAATCTTGGCTATGGCAGCACGCGCCAGAGATTAGCGCCGAAACCGCTATGGGGCTTCGCGCGTGGTTGCATCTCGACAAACACAATATCGAACTAGTCGAAAACCGCCGCATCGTCATGGCCGGGAAACTTCCAATCCTCCACGGCCACGAACTGCCGCGTGGGCAAGCCTCGCCCGTCAACCAAGCCCGCGGCGCCTACGTTCGCACGAACCATTCCGTAATGGTCGGCCACGGCCACCGCACTAGTAGCCATGCACAGAGCAACCTTTGGCACGATGAGGCGTGCGCGTGGTCTACCGGCTGCCTATGCGACCTATCGCCCGATTACGCTTCGGTTGCCAATCAATGGAACTGGGGGTTTGCAATCGTAGACGTTGCGAAAGGCGGAACCTACTCCGTTGAAAACTTCCGCATCGCAAAAGATGGATCAATCCGAACGTCGTGAAACTCTCGCCGGAATACTTCGCGCAGGCCAAGCAGCGGGCGCTCCGTTTCAGCGGTTGCCTAGATGCCGGAACTTCCGGCGCACTAGCCGGCGACGTTATGCGGTTGCTGGCTTACATTGATGCCCACAAACCCGGAGGGACGAAGATGGAAACGGAAACGATTTCAACCGATTGGATTCTGCAAGGCGAGCGCGAAATGAAAGGCCGCGGAGGGCCGCAGCCGGCAGTTGAGGAAGCCGCGCCCCGGCTTGTTGGCGACGGGTTGCTAACGCCAGATCGCGAACCATCGGCCGCGGAGCGTTTGCTATCGGATGCAATCGAAACCACCGCGGCGCGCCGCGCAAAGTATGCGCCGCCGCTAGAGCATTTCGCGCGAACCATCGGCGCGATCAATGCGATTTTCGCGCACAAAATCCGCGAGCCTTTCACGCCGGGGGATTGGGCTGTTTTCATGCAGTTGGATAAGTTCGCGCGGCATCAAGGCCAGCCGCAGCGCGACAACCAACTAGATGCCGCCGGATATGCGGCGTGTTGGGCGGAAGCCGATCCGCAGCCATAGACGGGGCTGATTGAAGCCTGCCGCTATAGGCTGAAAACGGAGGCCGTAGCGGTGATATCTAGGGTGAGTTCGTGGCGCAGAGGCGGGCCAGACGGCCGCGAGGCTTTGCCGCCCGCCGGCTCTGTTGACCATACCGCTACGGTCGGCACTCAATCCCAAAACTTTTGGGGCAAGGTAACAAGCCGGCCGGCGCCAACGCGGGCGGATATTGAATACGCCGCGTGGAAACTCGGCTGTAACTATGCGGCAGCGAAACGCGCAATAGAGGAAGGGCTGATCTAGTGGCGGAAAGCCTAACCGATATTTTCAGCGGAACGTTTTCGACGCGCCTGCAATGGACGCGCGTTGATTCGCAGGAGGTCGGCGCGGTTACCGATAGGCAAACCGTGGCCGGCTCCTACGCAATCGCGGACGGCTCGGGGGCGGCTGCCGCCGATATCGTCTGGTGCGACACGCGAACGATTCCCGCAAACTCT